CAATATTGAATACATAGCCAGTTTGCTGTTCATTGATATATTTTGGTTTTTTGTCGTCTAAGAATCTACTTGTATGACCTACAATTTTGTTTTTATAGGTATATGGAATAATAACTCTTTTGCTCATTCTACCTGAGTCATTTGGAGTGATTAAAAAGGGATATTCATCAATACTTATGCACCTTCCTTCTACATAATCAATGAATACTTTGTGTTGTGTATTATTTCTATCTAAGATTTCACCATCGGGTAGTTTATGATCTTTAAATTTTATTTTGATTTTTTGTTTTGGTTTACTAAAATCTAATAAGTCTTTATGTTGTAAACTTTCTAAGTTCCAGCGTTGTATTTCTAATTCATCAATACCGCACCACTTAAATAACTGTCTAGTTTTTGCAGATATGTTTCTGCCTAGTGTAAAATTGCATTTGTATCCACAATTGAAACAATGATATGTCCAATTGTTCCCGTCAAATTTAATACCTCCACGATTCCTTTTATCAGGCTTGTGTCCAAAATGGGTACAACAAATAGCGTTGAAACTAATCCAACCACTACTTGTATTTTTCTTTCTACCCGGAACAATAGATAGGATATCAAACATTTAGTAAGTATAACATATTTGTATACTTAATGCAATACTTACCTTGCCAATACATTAGTGACTATACCTACATTGCTTACAAACTGCATTCTAATATACGGATGATAACCTTTTATCACGTAACCCTTTGTATCGGTTACATTAGCTAATCCAGTATCTGTTTCTATCACATACCAATCGTTATCCACAATAGTAGAACCCAATATTGCTACATTTCCATAATAACCTTCATAACGTGCTTGTAATGTTATTACTGGGTTATCATTGGTTTCTAATGTGCTAGTATAGTAAGTCTGTGAATTACTATTAGCATTAGAATTTGGATTTAAATTAGGGAAAGGTTGACCTGTAGGTATTGATACTTCATAACTAGGCACAAAACTAGGTAATACACTGTTAACAATATTAATATCTCCTCTTGCACCTGCATTACTATCTACAAATACAGGAAAATCAAAATCACCAACTGGAATTTCCAATGAGTAATAGCATTTCTGCGGAACAATATCCTCTAAATCAGCAGGATTTAATATTAGTGCAGCAATGCCAGTTAATGCAACTTGTACAGTCAATGCCTTTTGAATCAGTAGTTCATTACCCTGATAATTTAGAATACGACAAGTAATAGACTTCCCTGTAATATCTACTGGTTTTTGTTCTTGATTTAAGAACTGAAATTGAATCTGATTGTCAACTCCTTTGTGCAAGGTAAGGGGTTTAGCGTATACAGGCATATATCTCCTTGGGGAATTCCCGGTTAGTAATGTAACGATTTGTCGTTGAGTGTAATAGAATACGGCAGTTGAGTACACAAGTTGCTCCTGATATTATATTTATTTATTTGGAAACAGTATCCGATAAATACAACCGTATAAAATAAAAAGATGATTCATAACGAATTTTTTAAAAAGCTAAGTGAAAATCACCCGTTCATATCTGTATGTTCGTATGCAGGGCAAGATTATGTAGGAATTATTCAAAATCGTGACGATATGGTAACCACGATATATGATTACGGTTCTATTGTGGATCCACAAATAAAAGAAAAATTCTTAACTTTGGGTGATGTATGGTGGTGGGAAAGTAATAGACTAGTTCCAATTAATCTTTTTTTAAAGGAAGAATGGATGGAATTCAAGCCCTATCTTAGAACATTTATGAATAAAAGTTTAATTGTTGTGCATGGACCTGTATGTAGCATCAATGAATTGACTAGGCGTAGAAGCAAACGCCGTAGCATAACATTAGTTAAGAGGATGCCTTAATTAATCGTATCACATGCAGGTGCGTTCCTGTTCACACAAAATATTCATGTGTACTACCACTAAATGTGCGTATGCAACACTATGCGAACGCTTAAAATGATACCCGTCACTTCCCTTATCCCATACAGTTTTTGCAATTTCTTTCCAAGTTTCCCCAATTAAATGTTTTTTACCTGGACGAATAATTGCTAGAAACATAGCAAGTCTTGGAATACTATCTATTGGTTCTGGCATTTTTTGTAGATTATAAAATTGATTGTTCAAATGTATTAGTTTTTCTACAAAAGATTGATCCTTTAATTTGTTCCAATCAGGCTCAACCATGAGTTTAATTAAATGTTCTTCACTTTTAATATTCTCATATACATGAACATTCAACAAATCTAACTTAAAATATCCTCGTTTTTCTGCCTCTGTATAATCTATACTTGCAATGTCATTTACTGGATCATATGGAATATCTGTAACATAGACACCAGTAGCATGATTACGTATTGGACTTACATTACGCATAGCCGCACGTGTATGCTTGATAAGTTCTAACAATCTATCACGATTGCCAAAGTCAATATCAATATCTGCGTCTAATTTCATCCTCTAGCTCCTGGCACGTCCCATGGATCTACTTCGTAGCGTAGATACCATGGTTTTCTATATTTTCGTTTTAAAAATACCCATTTTTTCTTTTTCTCAGGGTTTGTTTTTTCTTCTTGTTTTAGTTTAGCAATTCTTTCTCTAATTTCTTGTATCCTACTCATCTTGGTTGTGCCAATCCTGCTTTCATTAATTTCATATATGCTTGTTGAACAACAATAGCTTGCCGTTCTGCATCTTCTACTGCTTTGTGACTAGTAGATGCCCCGCCATCTTTTAGACTGACACCTGCGATTTCATACAATGTTCTTGTGTCTCGCATTGACCAGAATGGCCAGGGTATTGGATTAGGTTTGTCTGATACTTGACGCCATGCATTTTCCATTACAACTAAGTCAAATGGTGCACCATTACTCCAAACAGCACGACGATTCCAACAAAACTTATAAAGAATTTCCATACATTCATTGAAAGGAGTTCTACCGGTGTCACCTAATGCTTCTTCAAGCGCAGCAGGACTTTGTTCGCTCCACCAACGTAATGTATCTTCATTGATACTTCTATTATAGATTTCTGTTTGGTCCTCTACTGTAGGACGTAACTCTAAACGTTCAACAACTCCATTGCCCCTAGGGTCAAAACGCACTGCACCAATTGTCAGTATAACACAATTTGGAGTTGTATCTAAACTTTCAATATCAATCATTACATCATTTGCCATTACTACTCCAAATATTATCCATAGATTTTAATTCATTAATTATATCACTATCAATATAATTCATCAATATGGCTGGGCGTTTTATATCTGTAGGGTTAGGCATACTTGAGTGCAATATCCTACAATTATACAGTAAAACACTACCTTTTAAAATCTTTGGTTGTAAGTTATTACGCCTAAAGTATCCGTTATAATATCCTTTATAGCATAAGTCTATTGGAAAGTCTTTAAGTTGACTGTTTGGTACTAAACCAGTAGCACCATTATCATTATCTAAATCAAATAGTGGAACAATACATTGTATACCTAATAGTCTTTTATCTTTTGTGTATTGTTCAAAACGATGAGGTGTATCTACATGAGGATTTACCCATGTGCTATTTGGTTCAATGAAAACAGTATCACTAGCATACCAATGTGCATTAGGCATTGCTTCTTTGATTTTACTAATAACAATATGATTCATCTCCTGAATTTCTGGCCAATCCATTACAAGCTGACTCCACCAAACACTTATATCTTGTAACTTTAGAATATCTCCTCGTTCAGCATATGTTTTATTGCTACTGCTTGCTCTTACTGGATATAATTCATCTATCTTATTATTAAAGCTATCAAGTAGGTTATGAGGAATTACATCCTCAAGTACTGTGTATCCATCATTTTCAATTAGTGTTTCTTTTAATGACATAATCTATAATGTGTGTATATTTTATCTCTCATGCAAACTGAATTAAATGTTGGCCACCAAGTTTGTCCATATTTGCTAGGGCCATAATGTTCACTAAGCCATTGTTGTACTGGCCCTCTATCTGTAACTCCATCATGGATAATAATGAATTGAACATCTTCCCATGCACCGTCAATAAACAATTTTTTATTTACTTTGCGTAGTCCAGGGGTTTCAGCATCAACAATATCTATATACTCATGATGCGGGGCAAAAGTTCCATTAATCATTTAATATCGTCCAAACTAATTTTTTCTCTAAGTATTCTTTAAAATTCTCTGCTTGTGATATATCAACAAAAGCTACCCCAACTATCTCATAATGATCATGTAGATACATGTCATAATCAGGTGATGAGTAATATGCATGAGCACTAATCCATAATACATCTACTTCATCAATATTGTGTTTAATTACTAATCCGGCTTCATCAACTTTAATTTCATTAAACAATACCTTTAACAATTTTATTTTTGTATCTGCTTCTCTAATATCTTCCAATGTGGGCCATGATACAGTATACTTTTTGTTTTCAAGGTCTGTCAATATAAAAGGACTATTCATGTTATTGGGGGAATTTTAATAAAAAGAAAGTTGCATATCGTTCATCTTCAAATGTAAGAGTCCAATACTTAGATACCATATTTGGTTTCCAATCATGTCTTGCTACCCAACCTTGTCCACCTATACTGTTGTGTATATAATGCAGTCGCGGTCCTATATTTTTAGCTAGCCATTGTTCTTGTTCAGGTTTTAAATTATCTTTTAATGTTATCGTAATCATAAGTTACCATCTTAATCTAAAGTGAATATAATCACGCTCATATCTAAATTTAACAATAGACTCATTTAAAATTCTTGTCCATCTACAATGTCTTTCGGGGTTATCAATGTTTTTATATAACCACTCAACAACTTCAATATGTTCATCACTGTTTTCAATTCTTGAACTTGCTTGATACCAGCCAGGATTTGTCCCTTCCCAGCCTCGCTCATAATCATAATAGTGAGTTACATATGTCATACCTCATGACCACCTCAACATAAAATGTATAGCATCTTGTTCATCTTTAAAATAGAATTCCATGTGTGATGCGTTTGGGGCCCATTGAAATCTATCGCCCGGTAATCCAAACTGCTCAATGGTCCAAATACAGATTTCATTCCATGCTTCTGTATGGTTACGACCATCACGCCACTCAAGTGTTACTTTAGTATCCTGCCTCTTTGAGTAGGTTCTTGATATTGTTTGTTCCATTTACGTCTTTCCTAAATTTCAATGCCCATTGTTCAGGATTTATATAATCTATAACTATTCTTACGTGGTCTTGATTTAATGTGTCCAAGAAATTTTTACCACTTTCGCTTTGATATAACATCCATGGGCTTATCTTACCCAATGTTATCTGATAACAGATTTTGTTTGGATTACCATAGCGTAAATAGTCGCAACTCCTCACACCCTCTTCTTCTGCTTTTGTAATAGTTGTTTCAATACTTCTAGCAATTGCATCCATTGGATCTTCTTGTCGTAAATATTCAATAAGATATTTTGTATACGTGTTATCACTACACCAATTATCTATTTTAATTTTATTTTTAAGTAGCCAAGTTGTATACCTACTGACATTGAGTACATTTACATCTACACAAAACATTCCATATTTAATAAATGCAGTATAGTAGGCTGATCTTATGAATTCTTCATATGTATTATGTTTTTTACTTCCTGTGTTAGTTTTGTAAAACTGAATCCATGATTGAAATCCTATTTGATTTCCTCGTCTATCTTTTTCTAACCAACGATGTTTATATTCACATATATGTTTAGCAACAGTGGATTCACGTGCAAACTCACGTTTACAAAACTCGCAACCATACTTGATTACTTTATCCGTTTCCACTTTCTCTTTCATAGTCTATTATTTCTTGGTCTGTTACAAGTTCAGCTAACAATTCTATATCGTCAAATTTCATGTTAGGAAACTTATTTGCTAGATAACATTTCTTTTTATGCTCTGTTACAAACTGTTCACTAACCTCGTTGATTGCGTTAGCATCTGCCTTAGGATAAATCTTTTTGTAGTATTCTTTAATGTCTTTTACTTTTGCTGGTTCTTGTAATCTACTCACACGTTCTTTGATATTAGGTATCCACTGATGAAATTGTGATCCCAGTCCCGGGCTTGCACTACACAACATTAACCATTGTAGTTTAGGATGCTTTTGCACGTACTCATTAAAGAAATACTTGTTTGAGTATTCGTTGACAGCCATGATATAGTAACGCTGTATTCCTTCATTACCCTTGATTGCGCTCATCCACAACAGCATCATGTATGGCACAAACTTCTTTTGTTGTTCAGGACTTAGTCTGTCATAATAACCATAGTCCTTCTTGTCTAACGCTTTAAGTGCATCAAACAAATCAAAATCTTGCTTATCAAACTTTTCGTCAATTGGTTGTTTTGTTGCCATTAGAATGCCTGTTGATAGTCTACAATCTCACAGTTTCTACTAATCTCTTTAACAAAGTATACACATCTGGGTTTTTTACCTTCTTCAATGGGTACGCAAAGAAATTGTCCGTTCTTTAGTCTAGGTGCATACCATGTTACATCATGGTATATGTCTACAATTTCAATAGGTAAAAAGTCAGGTCTAAAACTTGTAAGAGGATTAAATTCAAATGCGTTAAAGCCTCTGTCATTAATACTTGTCAATGGAAGTGTTTCTAAATCTCCATGGTCTTTTTCGCCTATGAGTATTTGCCAGTCAACTGGCATTTTAATTACCTGATCACCTATACGCAATACTAGTGCAGGCGCACTAAAACTTTCTAAGAAGATTAATGGAATGTAATGATAGTCTACATTTGCAGTATTACTATTGTCTAGTATAGCAAAACGCAAATCATCAATTTCTTCTGGTAAGTTTTCTAAATTGTATGGCTCGTTGTCTAATGTTAATATATTCATAACTATAATGTATCACTTATATGTAAGTTTTTCAATGTCAAATGGATAGTTTGCTTCTTTATAAAAGTTTTTTCTTTGAGTTAAGTGTCTTTTTGCAAACTTGCACGTGGAGGTAACATCCCAGATTTGGACAAAGTCCTTATCCTCTGCCTTACGGATTCCTCGCCCAATAGATTGTATAACCCTAACAAAGCTCTTTCCGGGCTCCAAAAGAACCAGATTAAAAATCCTAGGGATATTAATACCCACACTGGCCACACCATAAGTCGCCACAATAATCTTGTCAGTACTAGTCGCAACTTCATCATATTCCTCTTTTCGTTCAGTTAGTTTTGTTTCTCCGCTAACAAAAACTGCATTGGGTAATCTGTCAACTAATTCTTTTCCTGCACTAATTCTATCTACTAGAATCAATGTATTCCCTGTATCTTTAATTTTTAATACCAATTCAGCAATTGTATCTAATCTTGTTGTATCTTCTGTAAGATATTTTAATTCACGTTGATAATTTGTAAATTCAACATCATCTTTTAATTGTACAATGTTTACATGACATTGTGCAAGTACACCTTTATCCTGCAATTCACTTGCACTTAGTTTTCCAATGACGGGACCAATGCTAACAAACAATGATGTTGCTTCAAACTTTGCTTTAGGAATAGTTCCTGTTAGCCCCCAACGAATGGGTACATGACTGAATACACTTGTCATAAGTGTTTTCAATGCATCTGCTTTTGCCTGATGAACCTCGTCAACAATCACACAAACAACACCTTCGATGAATTCACCAATTGGGATTTCTGCATCACCCTCTTTGGTCTTCTTCATCATGTTGTTTAGACTTTGCCAAGTGCAGATAGTATGTGTTTTACCTATCTCTTTTCTATCACCAAAGTATACACCAACATCAAGACCAACGTTTTTGTAATCTTCTTCTGTTTGTGTTACAAGACTCTTGTTGGGGACGATTACGATACTGCGACCATACTCCTGTATGCTATAACTCAATGCCGCAGTTGTGATTGTTTTACCTGCACCCGTTGCAACTTCCTGAATGCATTGTGGATTCTCTAAGAAACGATTGACAACTTCTACTTGATAGTCACGCAATATGATTGGCTCACCTTCTTTAGGATGCTTCTTGGGCCAAACATAATTACTGAATGTATTTTCGTCTACTCGGTTAAAATTGAATGTTGTTGTATACTCACGCAAATCATTCAGTTGAATGTCATATCCTGCTTGGTCAAGTAGTGGAAGAATCTCAGGCAACAAATTAATAAACGTGCTTCCACCTAGACTAAAATAGCTTACCTTACCGTTCCAACGACCAAGACGGACACTTGGTAGATACCTTGCGCCAGGTATCTCATACTCAAACATCTTCATCAATGTTTTTCTGTCACCAAGTTCAAGCCCTTCTAGCTTGACATTGACCTCATCTTTTATTATTAGTTTACATTCTTTCATTTAACATCCACTGGTGCTGAATTTACAACAGATATAAACTTATAAACTTCTTTTAGTTCTGAATTAAATTCTGTGTATTTCTTAAATTTTATTAATACAGGAAAATTGTATTTTCCTGAAGGAACTGCATGTGATAGATCGGTATATGGAATTGAAAAATCTTCAAGAACTTCAATGGTTTTCTTTTTACTTAAACTAATTGATCCTACATTTGAAAGATAAACCATATCACAATTCATCAACTTTAACCATCCAATCCATTCTTGTAATTTTGATTGTTCTACTTCAACGATAGGATCGTACATGAATTTTAATTTATCAGTTTCACAAAATTCTGGACTAATAGTAACTCCATATTTTGTTAATGTAACTAATGTACTTTCATCTTCTGCGAGTTTTAAGTCTCCGAGTGCAGATTCTAGGTATTGATTAGACGCAGCTATATAAAGATTTTTATTACGTTTAACAAGTGTAGGTTGCCAATACTTTACATCTTTGTATTGTTCTGCCTCATCAATAAGTTTTTGTGTTATTTCACAAAAATGAACACTTGCAAAAAATCTGCTTGCTGTATTTACTAGTATTTTTAAACTGTGTATATTATAAGGAGCTTCGTACTGACGTTTTTCTTTAGACCACACAAAACTGTTAAGTGGAATTTTTCTAAACTCGTCAATAAAGTTTCTATTAAACGGACATTTAAAATATATAGTGTCTTGGGAAATTGTTACATGTCCATTTGTATATTGTGGGCTAGATTCAATTACAGTGATTCCATGCCATGGTAAGTCTACTAACTTTTCTACGTACAATTCATGTTTGACAAATTGTCTTTGATATTTAAAAAACAACTTATGCAAAAGTACAACTTGGTTTGTTGTAACCTTTACAAGTGTGGAAATATTATCAATAAATTTTTCGTCATACCTACTCAAATGGATATGACTTTTCATAAAATGCAATACTTGTTCAATAGATTTTAGTTCTACCATCTTGTCATTATATTTAATATTTCCAGTAAAGTCAAACTAACAGGCAAAAAAAGGGGACCGAAGTCCCCTAGTAGTTGCTTGATATATCAAGCCTTCATACAAGTAGCTTTAGCCAATTCGCGCCAGTTGCCGGAAATCTTAACCAGATCAGCAATTTTCAGACACATACGCAAGGACACTTCACGCAGTTTCGCATGATTGGTCTCAATGAAACTCATGATTTCATCAGTTTGTTCCTGAGTAAAATCATAGTCAGCAAACAGACCACCATCGGCATCACGATGCACCTGCTTGATGCGGAGCATCTTGTCACGCTCACTGTCAACAGTCAGGTCCAGAAAGTGACAACGACTTTGGAGAGCATCCAAGTGAGGCTGAATCTTAGAAGCCTTCTTGTTGTCAAAGGTCTTGTTAGTGATGAAAATCACAGAGCCATTGAAGTTGAATTGATTGGGCACACCCTCATCACGCAACAGACGACTGTCCTTATTCCAAGAAATGCGACGGGTCTTACCACTATCCAACGCACCTTTCAATACATTGATAGCGTCCTGATCTTCCCACACATCACAGTCATCAAAAACCAACACATTTTTAGCATCGGAGTACTT